ATGGGTTGCACGACAAGTGTAAACGCTCAAACGAGTGCGGAAAAAGAAAACGCCGCGTCCACTGACATGGAACACGGCGCTAGAAATACAGAGACCCATCAAAAATCTCTTGGCACAGGTAAACCGAAGCCGCGCCGGAATGCAATGTCTTTGTATGCAAAAGACCGCCATAAGCGCGCGGCAAAGGCTTTAGGGTTTGTCCTTACCCTTGGCACATCTGAGGCTTGGAGCGGTCTAATCATCGTCTTACTGGCGCGGTTGAAGCCAGAGGAGCGCGCAAAGCTGGCATATGCCAGCCTGATGACCCTCGAAGATGATCAAGCCTACCAAATCGCCAATGCTGCCCTGTACGGCGTTTACAAGGGGGAGTTGGTCCGATGATCACCGAAGCCCAGCTTGAAGAGCAGCTCTACCACCTCAAACGAGTGACACGCGGCCACGGTGACCAGTGGAGCGTGAACTTTGCGCGCTCGATCTTGCGTCAAGCCAAGAACCCCAAATGGAAACCGACAGCACGGCAGCAGCCTATCATTGAAAAGCTGATCAATGAGAGCCGCTTCGGGGGCAGTGCCGACAGTACGCCAGACAACATTGAATTGATTGAGACAGAGAAAGGGTCTGACGCCGTCTAATCCGCGTCCGTGGGGTGTTTTCGGACGACTGGAGAGGCACCACATGTATCTGCGTTATCTTGAGTGGGTCAAAGCGCAAAGGGAGCCCTAAAGCTCAATCCCTGAGGCCCTGCCGTCGCGTTCAACGGTGAAGAAGTGAGCAAGCACAGGCGCGAACGCTGCGACCTGTGCGCCCAATGCGATGGCCCGGCTCCGTTGAGCAAGGACTTCACGTTGAGGGCTAGGGACGGGTTGGGCATTGCCCGGCCTTAGTCGCCCTATGCCCTCAGCTCAGACCCTCACCATTGAGCATGAAGCTCATAGATAGAAAGATACGCGAGATGAAAGAAAAGAAGAGAGAGGATTTCGAGCACATTGGCGAGCACATCCGCGTGATTGTCACTCGTGTGCAGCGCCTCAGTGTATGCCACCGCGACCCGCACCGCTTCCACGAAGAGAAGAGCGAGATCGCTTATGAGCTGTCAAAGATAGCGAGGTCGATCGCGTGACCTCATTCATAGCCTGTTGCGGGTCCCTCCTATCTTTCCCCCATGCGGGTATAGCGACTCCCGAGATACCAGCCGCTTTAGAAATTACTAAGGGGTTAAATACATGAAGATATTGTCAGAATTGGCCCTTGGGGAAGAGCCTTTGCACACCGTAGGCGGCAAGGATCTTTGCGCGCTCTTCGACATTTCACCCGCCGCCCTGACCGATCTGAAGAAACGCGGCCTTGCGGTTCATCTATCGCATGACTGCTATGATCTGACCGCTACAACGCGCGCGTACGTCCAGCATCTTCGCAGCATGGCGGCAGGGTGGGGCACGGGTGACCAGGCGGTGACCCTGACTAACGAACGGGCACGGCTTGCCAAAGAACAGGCGGACGCGCAAGCGATCAAGAACGCCAAGCTACGCGGCGAGCTGGTCGAAGCATCCGATGTTGAGCGCACCTGGGGAGATGCTCTGCGCCAGCTTCGCGCCCGTATCTTGGCTGTCCCCTCCCGTATGCGGTCTGATCTGCCCGATATTGATCCGCAAACTATCGACGCCATAGATCGCGCTCTGCGCAGCATTTTGACCGAGGTTGGCAATGGAAATTGAACAGGTTCTGGCCAGCGCCTTGCGCGCCCTTATTCCACCGCCCCGCCTCCGGCTTTCCGAATGGATTGAATCAGAGATTGTTCTTCCCGAGGGAGTCAGTGCTCAGCCAGGGCCAGTCCAGCTTTGGCCCTTCCAACGGGAAATCGCGGACGCTATCGGAGACGCGAGCATTGAACGGGTGACGCTGGTCAAGCCGGTGCGGGTAGGGTTTACAACGCTCCTTACATCGGCGGTCGCGTCTTTTGTTGCCAATGAACCCGCCCCGATCCTTTGCCTTTTGCCCGCTGAAGCTGACTGTCGGGATTACATGGTGTCGGACGTTGAGCCTATCTTTGCATCATCACCAGCGGTGGCGAAGGCGCTGGCCTATGAAGTCGACGGCGATGACAGAAACACGCTCATGTCTCGACGGTTTCCGGGTGGATCGCTCAAGGTGGTCGCTGCGAAAGCCGCCCGCAACTTGCGCCGGCACAACGTCCGGGTGCTGTTCATGGATGAGGTGGATGGCATGGACCCGACAAGCGAGGGATCTCCCATTCTTCTTGCGGAAAAGCGCACCTTGTCCTTCCCTGATCGAAAGATCGTCATGGGCAGCACCCCCGTTCACAGTGAAAGCAGTAATGTGCTGCGCGCCTTCGCCGAGTCAGACGCGCGCATTTTCGAGGTGCCCTGTCCAGAATGTGGCGCTTTCTCTGAAATTCTGTGGGGGGCTATCCGTTGGGACGAAGGCAAGCCGGAAACCGCGCGCTGGCAGTGCCCGCATTGCAGTGAAGAGATCGCAGAACGCCACAAGCTCAAGATGGTAGCTCAGGGGCAATGGCGCGCAACCCGTCCTGAAGTAAAGGGCCATGCAGGCTTCCAGTTGAACGCCTTGGTATCGCTTCATGCAAATGCATCTTGGCCACAGTTGGTCCGGGAATTCCTCTCAGCCAGAAAAGACCCGGTCACATTGCAGACCTTCGTCAATACCATCTTGGGTCAAGGTTGGAGCGGTGCGGGTGATGAGCTTGACGAAGCGGAGCTGGCCGGGCGCAATGAGGCTTTCGGTCTGGAATCGTTGCCGGAAGAAGTCCTTACGATTGCTGCCGGAATCGACACACAACACGACCGGCTTGAATGCACTTTCATCGGCTCCGCAAAGGACGAAACGGCATTCATCCTTGGGCATAAGGTCATATGGGGGAATTGGGATCATGATGAAACTTGGTCAGAGCTTGACGGCTTGCTAAAGACACGCTGGAAACACCCCCTGGGCGGTTCGCTTGGTATCGATGCAGCGGTGATCGATGCAGGCGACGGTGTGACCATGGAGGCAGTCATGTCATTTTGCGGCCCCCGCCAGCGCCGCCGGATCATGGCTGGAAAGGGAGTTTCGGGAACCCGCCCATTCATTGAACCTTCACAATCCCGCAAGAAGTCGGTTGCGCGTCTTTGGCTGATCGGCGTGGACGGGATCAAGACCGCAATCATGGCCCGGTTGACGCGGGCTGGATCGATCCGCTTTTCAGGTGATCTTCCGCCTGTGTGGTATGAGCAACTGACCAGCGAAAGGGCAGTGACGCGCTATGTGCGGGGGCAGCCGCAAAGGAGATTTGAGCGGGTGCCAGGGCGTAGAGCTGAGGCGCTCGATTGTGTTGTTTATGCCATTGCGGCGCGACAGGTGGTTCACGTGAATTTCGAAGAGCGTGAAGCGCAGCTGCGCGCCGGTGGGCTTCAAGATCAGGTTAAGCCTAAGAACGTCTATCGCTCGAAATGGTTGACCGGATAGATCGACGGCCTGTGCTCAATTGAGCCTTGGACCGTTGGCGCGAAGGGTTGCGATGTGATCTCTCGCCTTGCTGATAGCCGCGTTAACAAGCTCTGGCCGTGACAAAAGATAATCTATCGAGCCGCCAAGGATGAATCGTATGTTTTGATCGTCGGCAACGCGCGCGGCGGCTTTGATTGCTTTCTTTCGATCACTTGACCTATCAAATTTCTTCTTAAACGCGACGAATTCAAAATTCGAAACTTGCTTTTCGAGCTGGTCAAGTTCGCTACCGGTCCAACTATTCCGCATGATCATTGTTTCCTATCGTCTTTTCAGGCGGACGCCAGCGCCCCCGCCATTTTCTTGGATGAAGTCTACACCAGCCTCTTCGAGTGCGAAGCGCATTGCGGTGACGGCAGCGTCGGAAACAACTCTGCGTTCTTTCTCAAAATCTATGACTGTTGACTGACCGAGACCCGCCGCTTTTGCGAGATCAGTTTGGGTCATTGAGAGTAGGCCTCGGGCCGCGCGGGATTGTGCTGGTTTCATTAATCAACGTTTTTCATTGACGGCACGTCTGCCGAGGATTATCAACGTAAATCATTGATACCATGATCGGAGAAAATCACAATGAAAAAACGCGCCTGCGCGAACAGCGCCACCTTGCCTGATGCAAGTTCTCAAGTCATCCGCGATATGATCCTTATCGCCCTGGACGCGACCGAAGCACCAGATTTATCGGAGCGCAACCGCTTGGAGGCTCACTCTGCACTTACGGAAGCAATGATCTTGATCGAGGGGGGTTCACAATGATGACCCGTCGCGCCATGATTGCGTCCTTGCCCGCATCGACCATTGCAGTGGGATCGACGGCTTCCTCGCCCGCTATGGCGAGGGCCGAAGATGACACGCCGATCCTGCGCCTCTTCAGTCAACATCAGGCGATCCTAAGTGCTGCTTCAGTGCACGTCCGCGCAGCCAACGGGAAGGACGTGGACGAAGATCTTGAGCGCCTTTTCTATCGTCGCTCTGACGAGATCGAAAGTGAGTTGATGGCGCTGCCCTCTACCTGCGCCGCAGACTTCGCGGCAAAGCTAGTAGTGGATACCTGCAGTGGCGACACTTTCTCCGACTGGGAAACCGGCGCGCTCTGGAAGGAAGCCCGCGCCCTGACGGGGACCTTGAAATGAGCGGGTCGCAGGCGCTAAAAGCGATGCGTTGAATTTGTCTTGCAATTCTAGGAGCAGCGTGGCAAAAAAAGTCAATGAAGCGTTTTGACTTTGAGAGTGCACCTATGGCTGACGAAGATGGAGAAAAAGGCGATTACGAAGTGCAGCGGGTGAGAGAGTCCGCTATCAGCGGCGCGTCCGAGCTTTTCGAAGCCGACCGTAAGAAGCGATTTCTCAATATTGAGAGGAATCGCGCGTTCCTTTCGCGCCCAAGGTTTGGCTTCGGTAAGCTGGTTCTTCTTACGAACGTGAAACCTGCAACCCTTCGAACATGGCTTACCCGCAAACAGCTTTCGCTGGACGCAGATCAAAATCACAGTGAATCGAAATGGCGATTGTTCAGCTATCGAGACGCTGTGCGTATCGCTAGCTTAGCGTCAATCTCATCTGACGTTCGGGTTTCCGTTACGGACGCCACAGAAATTCTAGAGCTGCTAATTCGCGACATCGAGCAAATCTTGGAGAACAACGATCCTGATGATGATCGTCAAACGGGCGATCTGGAGTGCTTCTTCGCTTGGAAAGAAGATGAAGAATGGCGCGCTGAGCGAGGGTGGAATACTCGCCGAGGAATGATGGGGCCGGAATTTCTTCCGGCCACGGCGCTGTTTTTTCAACCTCACATGATCTTCAAGCAAGTCTTTGCGGACGGCCACCACATGGACGACGAACATGAATAGGCCGCGGATGGTTTCTCCAAATTTGGTCCGCGGCCTCGTCACCCGCGCTATCACCTTGCTTATGGGTCAAGATGAAAGTGCGGGTGGCAACCATCGTCGCAGCCTCGACGCCGCAACCGGCGGACGGCGCGGCGGTGGTATGGGTACCTTCGGACCGATCAACGGCGAGGTTGCGGCGGGGCTGTCTCTGGTTGGCAGTCGGGCCGCATATCAGGCGGTCAACAATCCCTATATCTCCAATGCGGTGGCAAACCTTGTCGCCTTCCTGGTTGGCACAGGGCCGCGCCCGAATGTTCGCGGGATTGATCGCGAACAACGCCGGGGGCTGCACTTCGCTTTTGACCGTTTCTGCGAGACAGCAGACTTCGCGGAAAGAACCGACCTTGGCGGGCTGATGGAGCAGATGGCCAGAGATATCGTGGTGCGTGGGGAAGCACTGGCATTGATGCACAACACGGCTGAGGGGCTGCAAATCCAAGTCATCCCGCCGGATCACCTGGACGCGGCAAAGACTGTAATCCTTAGCGACGGACGGCAGATCGTCCAGGGCGTGGAATTCGACGCGAGAGGGCGGCGGGCAGCCTACTGGATTTTTCCTGAACGTCCCGATTCTGTGTTCATTGGTCATGAACCCGCCGTTCGGGTGGATGCTGGGGATGTGCTGCACGTCTTCCACCCGATCGGCGCCGGTCAAGTGCGCGGCCTTTCATGGCTGGCCGCTGCGGTCCTGACCGCCAACGAATTCGACCAGTACCGGGATGCTCTACTGTTGGCCGCAAAGATGGCTGCTATGAACGCGGCATTTATCACTGACGCGACTGACACAGGTGGTGACGAAGAGCTGTTTTCTGATCCGGTTTGGGAGCCGGGGGCAATGACCCGCTTGCCGCTTGGCACCGATGTCACATTCAGTTCACCTGAACAGCTGAAGGACGCACCCGCTCTGATGCGGATGAACCTGCAAGCCTTGGCTGCGGCGCTTGGGGTGCCAGAATTCCTGCTTTCCGGTGACCTGACCGGTGCGAATTATTCGAGCCTCCGGGCTGGCCTGATACCCTTCCGGGCGCGCATCGACCAGGTGCAGCACAATACGCTTGTGCCTCAAATTCTTCGCCCTGTCTGGCGGCGCTGGCTGGCGTTGGAAATTCTCGCGGGCCGCATCGATGCTTCCGCCGATACGCCCTGCGATTGGATCATGCCGCGCCCGCAACAGGTAGACCCCGCCAAGGATCTGGAAGCGACCGAAAAGGCGATTGCCCTTGGCCTGACCAGCCGCACCCACGCGATCAATGAGCTGGGGTGGAACGCCGACGATATCGATGAAGAAATTCAGTCAGATCGCGCCCGTGAAGCCGAGCTGGGCCTGAACTTCGCCACAACCAAACCAAAGGAGAGCGCCGATGCCGACTGAATACCTTCCCCCAATGGAACAAGGCCGCATACACAGGAAGAAATCTACGAAAAACTCCTGGATTGGACAGATCAATTTTGCCTTGATTATTCCTTATTATTCCTTTTTTCGAAAAGACGGCCGGACTAATTTCTCTTTGGCGTGGAACCTTGCAATGGGGCTTTGCCAACCAAAGACCAGCAAGGAACATGCTTTTAGAGATGATTTCATTTTGGAAGTCGAACGTCGCTTTCCGGGTGAAAGTTACCCCAAGGGATGTATTCGCCGCGTGATCCCGAAGTGCCATTAGGCACCTTCATCAACTAAGGAGCGCAAAGATGCCGCTTGATGCTACAATGGCCCCGGCCAGCTTTGACCCGGAGACCCGCACGGTAGAGGCCGTCATTGCTACCACATACCCCGTCATGCGTCGGGATGCGCGCGGCATATACTCCGAAGTGCTGGACTTTTCCACCCTGGACTTGAGCAATGCCACCAATTTGCGTGTTCTCGACAGCCACCGCACTGCGAGCGTCCGGGACGCAATGGGCACAGTAGAAGCGGTTCGCGTAGAGGGCGACAAGCTGATTGCCAAACTTCGGTTGAGCGCCGCCGATGATGTGGCACCGGTTTTGCAACGGATCGCAGACGGCACCATTCGCGGTGTTTCCATCGGGTACCGCGTGAAGCGGTGGTCTGAGCAATCCAGCGGAGGCACCCGCACCCGCCGCCCCATGGAATGGGAGCTTACTGAAATCACCCTGACTTCGAACCCCGCCGATCCGGCAGCAACACTAAGACAAAAGGAGGCCACCGTGCCCAATGATGTGATTGACACGACCCCGGCAGATGAAGCCGAAACGACCCGCCGCACAGAAATAAGGTCGCTGGTGCGATTTGCTGGCCTTGAGCCTGCGATTGCAGATGATCTGATCGATGCAGGTGCGGACCTGACCCGCGCCAAGGCCGAAATCTTTGACGCGCAACAGAACCGCCAGCGTAGCGCCCCGATCATCCGTAGCCACGCCCCCGCAAACGATGATCCGGCGGTCATCACGCGCCGCCAGACGGACGCGGTTGCCTATCGCATGGCCGGTGGTGAACTGCCCGAGGATGCGCGCCAGTATGTGAATTTGAGCCTGCGCGACATGGCATCTGAAAGCCTTGCACGCGAAGGTATCTCGACACGTGGCATGTCCGCCGATGAAGTGTTCACCCGCGCAGCTCATACATCCAGCGATTTTCCCCTGGTTGTTTCCAACGCCGCAAACAAGGTGGCGCTCGATACCTACAAGGCGGCGGAAAGCCCTTTGAAATCCCTGTGTCGCCAGAAAACGCTGGCGAACTTCAAGGAAAGCATCGCCATTCGCTTGGGTGAAATGGGGCGCTTGGAGCCGCTGAATGAAGATGGCGAGATCAAGGCAACCAGCCGCGCGGAGAACGGCGAATCCATGCGTCTGAAGACCTTTGCGCGCGGTCTGACTGTCACCCGTGAATTGCTTATCAATGATGACCTCAACATGTTGGGTGATATGACCGCAGCCCTTGGTGAAGCCGCCGCGCAGACCGAAGCTGATGAACTGGTGAAGCTGCTCATTGATAACCCGGCCATGTCAGACGGCATTACTGTCTTCGACGATAGTCGGGGCAATGTGCACGATGTGGCAAATGCTTTCGAGACCTCAGGGGGCGCGCAGCTCGCAATAGCTGCGGCACGCAAGGCTATGCGCAAGCGCACCGGCCTAGACGGGAAAACCCTGATCAACGTCAGTCCACGGTACTTGCTGGTGGGGCCCGATATCGAGGATGAAGCGGAAAAGGCCTTGGCGGAGATATATCCCGCGACCTCTGCCGACGTGAACACAATGGCAGGCAAGCTCGTCCTGCTGGTCGAACCCCGCATTACGGACAGCACCGGCTTTGTATTCGCAGATCCGGCGCGGCTGGCAGCGATGCAATATGCCTATCTCTCCGCCGCTCAAGGGGTCCAGATCCAGCGGACCGAAGCGTGGGATACACTGGGGCTGAAATTCCGGGCATTTCTCGACTTCGGATGCGGTTGGCTGGATTGGCGTGGCGCTCATAAGGTTCCAGCGGAATGACCCAGGAAGATCAAGACCATTTGTTTCAGCTAAAAGCGCGCCGCAAAGAGCTTCAACTTGCCCGCTTCTCGGGGCTTCTGACAGTCGCCTTTGGGGAAGATACCGTCACCTACAAGTCGGACGCCCAGATGGCGGCCGCCTTGGCGGCGATTGAAGTCGAAATCTCGAAACTTACGCGCGGGCCACGCCCGCGCACCACTTATCCACAGACATCGAAAGGACTGATCTGATGCGCAATTTCATACAGCCCGGTGACACGCTCACCTTCACCAGCTCCGATCCGGTTAACTCCGGTCAAGGCGTTATGATGAACTCCCTCTTCGGGGTAGCAGCAAGCGCCGCCGCCGCCGGTGACCCCTTCGAAGCCGCCGTGGTTGGCGTGTTCGAGCTGCCGAAGACTGCGGGCGCGATCACGCCCGGTGCAAAGGTATATTGGAAGGCAGACACAGCCGACGTCACCACCACCGCATCCGGGAATAAGCTGATCGGCGCTGCCACTGAGGCCGCGACTGACGGCGCAAATTTGGTTCGCGTCCGCTTGAACGGCGCGGCGGTGTAGCGAGGGGGATTAGACGGTGTCAGCGATCAAGGCAACAGTGAGGCAAACGGACCTGACCCGCATGTTGAAGGCATGGAAGGCGGCGTGGGGAACGCCGCCTGCCGTTCATGTCCAGCCTGACGGTACAGTTGTTATGATGCCCTCGGATGCCAGTGCTGAAGTAAATCAAGCGGACATTACCCCATTCGATAAATGGAAGTCGGATAATGAAGCAAGTTAGTTTGCCCAAGAATGTTCATCGCGTTCGCCGTCGTTTAGCCAATGGCCTGAGCCGCTGGCATTTCTATGCTTGGCGCGGTGGCCCAAGGTTCTGGACAGATGATAAAAAGGTTCCGGAAGATAAAGCCTTTTTTCACGCATTTTCCGAAGCTACAGCTCGCCCGAAATCCGCCGATTACATGGTTCCCCAAATGGTGGATGATTTCTTGTCCAGCAGTTCGATGCCGCAAGCGAAGCGATCACGCGAAGATGCGAAGAAGTGGGCATGGAGATTTGCTCAGCACTTTTCGACTGCGCCCGCCGCTATCTTTGAGGATCGCCGCGCGCGCGGCGAGTTAAACAAATGGCGCGCGGTTTGGAAGCACTCACCAAAACAGCACGATATGGCTGGCACTCACGCGGTGCGGGTATTGAACTGGGCTGTTGAGGAGGGCTTACTGTCTGAGCATCATTGCCACAAATTGCGCCGCCTGTACGAAGTGGACCGTTCCGGCGTGGTTTGGACCCGTTCCGACCGTGACGCGATCAACGCAATCGCGCCGGAGTGGGTGCAGCGGATCTTGTGCGTAGCCTGTGAAACCGGCCTGCGTCCGGGCGATCTGATCAAGCTGACCCGCGCGGCGGTGGAGAACACGCCAGCCGGGCGGCGTCTGCGTGTCCGCACAAACAAGCGCAAGAAGCTGGCACATATCCCGATTACGCCCGTACTCGCAAAAGTGATCGACGCCATACCCACCGGGCAACTGCTGATTCTGACCAATGCCAGCGGCGCGCAACTGACTGAGCATCGCGCGTCTGAGGGTCTGCGCCAATGGCGTGACAAGGCCGGATTGAACCGTGATCTGAGATTGCAGGATTGCAGAGGTACAGCGGCAACGCGGCTCTTGGACGCTGGCCTGAGCCTGTCGGAGATTGCCAACCATATGGGCTGGTCAATTCGCAATGCGGCGAACGTGATCGAGCATTACGCCCGCGTATCACCCGACGAAACCGATGCTGTGCTGGTGAAGCTGGCACGGGCCAAAGGGGGCGCACAGTGA